ACTAAATAGCGGCCAGACAACGATTGGTTAGCGTCGAAGTTATCAGCAACACTGTTCATACCCTTAACTTCTAAGTTTGCTATCATTCCAGGTCTAATATCTAATCTACCTTTCATCTGAGCTATTATAGAAGTATTATTTAAATGGTGATAATACGAAATACGGTTACTTGTAATCTCAGGAATTCTTGCATCAGGCAGTTGTGCGGAAACCATATCGCCGGGACTATTGTAGTTTTTAAACAACATAAATCTTCTGGCATTATCAGATGTGAATGTATCTTTTCTAAATTTTTCAGTGTGTGGGTTATCACTAAGAGATCTTTTAGAACCCGACATATCAATGTATTCTGCATTATCGTAATTAAATGATTTTAAATCAACTTTCTTTTTAATAAGATCAATTTCTACAACTTCGTTAGTATACGCACCAGAATATAAATCTGTAGATGTATCAATACCCTTAGATAAAATATGTAGAGTTTCAATCCTTTTAAGCTGTGCTTCGGCATTTTTAGCATCTAAGTCTACTACCGGGGCATAGAATAAATCTATTATTTTGCCTTTAGTGTTATTTGCTTTTCTAATGAAATACTCGTCTGTACACCAATAGAAGCCATCAAACGTTTCAAAGAATCTAAATGTCTGTGACGGTGTTGCAGGATTAAATGCTCGTGCTGCTACAAAAAACATTGCTTCAGTTGGCTTTAAATCTGGAATAATAACACGCGTAGTATTTTGGGCAGGTTGTAAAACAAAATGTCTATCGGGCGCGCTTCTAACATCGCCAGTTTTAGTAATAGGATATCTAACTGTTTGGTAAGGTAAGTTTATTTTATCGTTATCTTGATCTTTATAAGATGCTTCACCTAAATCTTCAACAAAATTCTCTTTAAATATTTCATACGCCATTTGACTTGGCATATCTTGGAAAGACGTCATTACATTCTTAGTACTAGCTTTAAACGATTCTTTCGAAACAAAATGAATAGCATAAGTTAATCCGCCAGAGTTACCAGATGGAGATATATCGTCAACCTTGTGTATGATACCAGCTATTCTAACAACAGTGTTTAAGTCTGTTCCTCTTAATACTAAATTTAGAGTTTCTTCACCACGTATTGGCATGCCTTCTAATAGATTAGAAGTATCAATAATATTTAGCTTGCCAGCATATGCAACGGTGTCCATAGACTGGGCAATCTCAAAACCATAAATGTAGTTTGTAGATATGTCTCGTCTCGTTATACCATCGTATGATAAAAGTTCTGCTTTAAGTATTTGAACTTCTGAGGGATTAAAGTCAGCCATTAGGTTTTAATTTTTCTGGTGAATTCGGTTGTAATTATAGGCAGTACTGCTCGGTCAACGAGAAATATTTCTTTCTTATTTTCGTTCATAGCAACTTCTTGATCGTAAACTTTCCACTCTTTCCATTCACTCGGAATGATACGTTTAATAATAATTTTACGGCCTTGCTCAGTACGCAACACAATACGATCTTCTTTTCTAAGATAAATCGTTTGGAATGATTCTGGTGCTAACTTAATTATATCAACAGCCATCTGTTAAACCTCTCTGTAATAATAGATGATGTTGTCACCATTATCGTCTTTTGTCCATTCAACCACTTCATCACCTAATTTGCCAGATTGCTCAGCATATTTATCTGTTATATACGCATTAAAATCTGCTTCAGCCATAGGCCATTGATGATAAGGATCAATAATGTTATTTGACATCATTACCAGCCAAGTATAATCAGTAGAGCCATAATACGCGTACGCAACATCTTCTGGCTTATAGCCTTCTTTTATTGTATAAGGCAAAGCTACCATAGGATTAGCTGCGATCATATCTGTAAATGAATTTCTGCGAGTAATATCTTTTACTCGTTGTCCTTCATATACTATTGTTGGGAAGTTCTCGAAATATTTCATTATCTGCCTCCGTTGCCAGCAGCGACGCCAGCAGCAATTGCAGCTGTTCTTGCAGCGGCTTTTGCGTTAGAGTCCAAGGCTTGTTGCGTAGCATCAACCATAGCATCAGTAACAACATCAGGAGACTGCTCGGGAGATGCACCGTAATCTTCGGCAGTTTCGATTTGTAGTTCTTGAAATGATAACGCAATGTTAACGCCAGCTGGACGACCGCCAGCCATGATACCTAGTTGACCACCTGCACCATAATCAACAGTCATATCTGTAATCATAGCTGGTTTAAATTTCATGTAGTACTGCGAATCAACGCCAGTAAGATATATCTTACATATATGTGGAAACTTTAAGAAAGCCTTTGCGATACCACCTGTTGCGGGATCACCAATGTTTTGTGTTACTGGCAAAATGTGTCTCTTCAAAAATCTAATAATGTCTTGTATTTGCTGAGAATCTTCTCTATTACTAGGATACAAATCCCAGTTAAATGTGTGAGACTTAAGCGCAACACCTTCAAACGCTAATGTTTCCCTAGGGTTAAGTACTTGCCCTGTAGCTAAATTTAAAGAATCACCTATAAAATCTGGCAAGCCTCTTCTTAACATGGCAACTGCTGCGCTTGCTGCACCAGCAGGATTAGATCCTAAAGATTCCAAAGCACTACCCAAACCAGTACCGTCTGCACTAGCAGCGGCTTTACCGAGGTTTTGTAGTGCCCCTGGAATAGCGCTAATCGATTCAGCACCACCGGATCCATTTTTAATCGCAGTCACTGCAGATTCAATCAACGGATTTTGTTTCATATCGTTATATTGTAGTTTACTATTATCAACAAGCTGCTTTGGAAATGGCAACTCTAATGATGCAGAGCTTCGCAATGAAATCCCGCTTTGTCTATTGTTATTAGCAGATCCCCATCCGCCTGCGGCAGCATCTTCAGAACCTGTTAATAGCTTGCCAAATTCGCCGTTACCAAAATTTTTAAAATCATATTCTTCGAACACCAAAAGCATGCTGTGCGGAAAAGGCTTGTTTGGAAACCGCTTAAACGAGGCAGCGCTTGAACTACTTTTTTCGGCTGCGGCTATAGCGTCTTCTGGTCTATTGCTTGCCATAATTGATATTACCCTTTGAATATAAATAATCTATTAATTCTATTTATAACATATAGCATAAGGTGAGGTGGACAGATGGCATATAGTGGTAGGTTCAAGCCTAAAAACCCTAGTAAATATAAAGGTGATCCTACGAAGATTATTTATCGGTCTATGTGGGAATTTAAGTTTTTTAGATATGTAGATATTCATCCTGATGTTATATGGTGGCAATCCGAAGAAGTAGTTGTACCATATTACTCTCCAATAGACGGGAAGCGACATAGATATTATCCTGATGTTATTGTTCATAGTAGAGTACCGCTGAATAAAGGTGGTGGCGTAAAGACTCTAATGATTGAGATTAAACCTAAATACCAAACAAGGCCTCCTGATATAAATAAGAGGAGTACACCAAAAGGTAGAGTTTCCAGAGCTTACTTAAACGAAGTTAAGACTTGGGGCATAAACGAAGCAAAGTGGAAAGCAGCTACAGCGTTTTGCGCATCGCGTGGTTGGGACTTCCAAATTTATACTGAAGATCAATTAGGAATAAAGTAAATGGCAGCGATATTTGACGACATCCTCCTTCGAGGTATTAGATCTGGTAATGCACCAGCGCGTACTGATGCAGCACGGGAATGGTATCGTGATCAGGCTAAGAATGTCAGCCGCACACAAAGAAACAGATCGCAAGGCGATAAGCTAATTAAAGAATTAAACAGTGATAGTGAACGCCGGCAAGATAGTAAGTTTGCTATGGGTAATATGTATTTGTTTGCTTATGATCCTAAACATAAAGATACTTTACCGTATTATGACAGGTTTCCACTGATATTTCCAATAAATAAAGCTAAAGGCGGGTTCCTTGGTATTAACATGCATTACTTACCTCCAATTTTAAGAGCTAAATTAATGGATGCGTTATACACAGTATTGAATAACAAGAACTTCGACGAAACTACTAAGCTAACAGCTTCATATAAGATTTTAAACGGTGCTACTAAATTTAAAGAATTTCAGCCCTGTATTAAACATTATTTGAATGCACACGTAAGATCAAAACCGGCGTACATAAATCCTGCTGAATGGGATATCGCTTTGTTCTTACCAATGCAAAAGTTTGTTGGTGCCACTGCAACGCAAGTATATGCTGATTCTAGAAAAACGGCAAAGGGAAGATAATGGCATTTAACATAAATGAATTTAAATCGCAGATGGACTGGTTCGGTGGTCCTGCGCGTGGGTCATTGTTCGAAGTACAGATAACACCTCCTAAAGGTGCACCAATTAACTCACGTGCAAACTCACGCGATCTCACGTTTTTCTGTAAGAATGCATCTATTCCTGGTCTTGTTTTCAACTCAGCAAGCTATGAGCCAGTTGCTCAAAAAATGCGAATGATGCCTATGGCAGTTAATATAGAACCAGTACAAGCAATTTTCTTACTTGACTCAGATCATCAGGTTTTATCTTGGTTCCATTCGTGGGCGCAAAACGTAGTTAACTTTGGTACACAAGGCGGTACCTTTTCAGAAGTAGGTGGTAAACTTCCATATGAAATAGGATACAAAGATGACTACGGTTGTCGTATTACTATTAGACAATATTCTGTTAACTACGAACAATCAGGACAATATTACGAAGTTATTCTAGATAATGCATTCCCGTTTCAAATTGGCGATGTTGATTTAGCATGGGAAAATAATGACTCGTTTTCTGTATTACCTGTAAGCTTTCACTATGATAGAATACAATTTACTGGAGAACGAATTGGATCGCCTACTGCACGTTATGGCAGAGGCAACGGATTATTAGGACTGATAAATGGCCTTGGCGCTGTTGGTCAATTAATTGGGCAAGACTTAGTACCACGAACTGTACAAGATGCTGTGAACAAATATACTACCGTTAGTAATGCCGTTGGCAGAATAAGTAGTTTTTTTAAATAATGGAGAAATAAATAATGGCTTTACCTAAGATTGACTTACCTATCTTTGAATTAGAACTACCTTCTACCGGTGAAAAGGTTAAATACAGACCGTTCACAGTTAAAGAAGAAAAGATTTTGTTAGTAGCACAAGAATCAAAAGAAGCACGACAAGAAGTTTTGGCTTCTAAACAGATTGTTAATAATTGTTTAATAGAAAAAGATGTATCAGATCTACCGATGTTTGATTTAGAATATATACTTCTTATTTTAAGATCTAAATCAGTGAATAACGAAATTGGGTTTAATATTAAAGATAAAGACACGGATGAAGACGTAAAGTTAAATTTAGATCTTGATACAGTTACGCTAACACGTTTCGATGGACATACTAACGAAATTAAAATAAACGAAGACTTTACTTTATTTTTAAAGTATCCTACTATTGATCAGTTTATACAAATTGTTGAAATGGATCAAAACGATCCTTTGATAAACTACTTGTTAATGATTTCGTGTTTAGATATGTTAGCTTCTGAAGATGAAATTTTCAAGTTTAAAGATTATACAGGCGAAGAAGTTGATACGTTTATGGATGGTCTTGACGGTGGGGTTATTAAGCAAATACAAGAATTCTTTGAGACTATGCCAAAATTACGGCATGAAATGAAATATACAAATTCGAACGGTGATGCAAAGACGTTTGTGATAGAAGGAATGCGGAGTTTTTTTACCTAGCGCTGTGTCATACGAACTTATCTGAATATTACAAAATGATATTCGCGATGGCACAGCATCACAAATACTCTATAAATGAAATTGAAAGTTTGATTCCGTATGAAAGAGATATTTACTTTGGAATGTTAGTTGAATTTATAGAAAAGCAAAACGCAGATAAAGGTTAGAAGTAAATGGCAGAACTATCGTTAGAAACACAGGCAATTATCCAAAGGCTAAAGGCCGAAGGTGATCTCAATAGAAATAGTGGGACTCACTCAATTCGGTCTGTGAAAATCGAATTGCAAAAGTTCGGTAACGTATTTACTGCTATTTCAAATAACATATTAGAACAGACAAATATGATGCGTACTCAGCTAGGTTTGGCTGAAACTGCGCAAGAAAGACTTAAAACTAATGAGCAATTTGAAGAACTAAAAACTCCTCTTGCTAACCAAACTGACGATGATAAAGGTAAAGGTGTTAAACCATTAAG